TCCATAATTGAATGGGGTAGTGAAGAGATCATTATACCCTATTTATCACCCAAGGATGGACGTATGCACAGATATTTCCCAGATTTCTACATTAAAGTCAAACAAGCTGATGGTCAAATTAAGAAGATGATTATTGAGGTCAAACCCAAGGTGCAGTGCAAACCACCCAAGGAACCCAAGAGGCGCACTCGACGATGGATGAATGAGGTTATGACCTATGGTGTGAATGATGCTAAGTGGAGGTCTGCCACAGAATGGTGTGCAGATAATGGTATGGAGTTCAAGATTTTAACTGAAGATCATCTAGGTATTTCGTATAAATAGACATATGGCAAGAGCACCAAGTAAATATATGCAAGCAGTCAAGGATGAACTAAAGGGTCGTCCTCGTTCAACTGCATGGTATAGAGAAAAGATCAAAGAATTAGGTACACCAACCACACTTGACCTCATACGGGACGGTAAGAGGGACAGCAAGCCGTTCTATGGTAGATTGAACATGTTCATGTATGACCCAAAGTTCAAGAAGACCCTGCCCTATTATGACACGTTTCCGTTGGTATTGCCGATAGAGAAGTATTCAGATGGATTTCTAGGAATCAACTTGCATTACCTACCCATTCCACTACGAATTAAGTTGTTGGATCGTTTGGTAGATTATTCTAACAACACCGCATTTGATGAGTCAACCAAACTTATCGTTGATTACCAGAAACTAAAGAATGTGAAACTTATCAAACCAACTATACACAAATACCTTGCTGGTCAAACCAAGTCACAGTTTCGTAGGATTGATGCAGACGAATTTACGATTGCAACTCTACTACCTGTGCAGAGGTTTAAGAAAGCAAAAGCAGCTGAGGTATGGGCAGATTCGAGGGGAATGATCTGATGGCTACACTAGCAAGTTTTGTAGAATCAACCGCATTTGGAGTAATCAATAATTTCCTGTCAGAGTTTCATAGTGACAATGGATATGCACTTCCAAGCCGGTATGAGGTTATTATCACATCCCCTGCTGCGGGAGATGCAAGAAAAGTAGCTCTGCGTTGTGAATCTCTTGACTTGCCCGGTAGAGCACTCAATACATCACTAGACAGCAACATGTATGGTATTGCACCAGAAATTGTTGACGGTGTAGTATTTGGTGGTACACTTGCCATGACCTTTCAAGCAAGTAGTGACCTAGAGGAAAAGGTGTTCTTTGAATCTTGGCAAGAAGAAGCTTGGGACAGGGGGACATGGAATGTCAAGTATTATAGAGATTACATCAAAGACATTGACATTTATGTTCTGGATGTACAGGATGCAAGACGATACGGACTTAGACTTAGAGAATGTTTTCCAAAAGAGATTGGTCCAGCAACACTTGATGCCGGTCCAGCTGGTGATATTATAAAGATACCTGTTACCATGCAATATAAATATTGGGAGACTCTTGATATTAATAACCAACCACCTAACCTTATGGAGAAGGTTCTTGATACAATAATTACAGGTGCAGAGAGATCAATTAATGCGAACATACCGAAGGTGTTAAGCAGACTCGGTTAAGCAAATTATGATAAAGGATGAAACATTATGGCGTTACCTAAACTACAAACTTCTGAGTACACACTAACATTACCATCAACACAGGAGGAAATTAAATATAGACCATTCTTGGTCAAAGAACAAAAGATTTTGATGATTGCTCAAGAATCTGGTGAGGAATCTCAGATTGCTGATGCTATTGGTCAACTAGTAACAAATTGCACCTTTGGTGGTGTAGATGTTAATACCAATCCAATGTTTGATATTGAATATGTATTTCTACAATTGAGAGTAAAATCTGCTGGAGCTAAAGTTACACTTAGTGTGACATGTCCAGATGATGGTGAGACTAAAGTTGAAACTGAGATTGATTTATCGGAAATTACGGTGCAAATGAGTTTGGAACATTCTCAAGAGGTCGAGCTTACAAAAGATATTAAACTAAGATTGCGGTATCCAATTTTGAAAGATATGAAAAATTTAGATATGAATCTTTCTGATTTTGAAAGAAGTATAATTATGTTCCATGAGTGTGTTGAAAGTGTTGTGGATGGAGATGAGATTATAAACAGAATTGACATGACAACAGATGATATTGCTGAGTTTGTTGATTCATTTAATACGGAACAACTAGAGAATGTGTTAAAGTTTTTTGAAACGATGCCAAAATTACGACATATAATTGATGTGACTAATCCTAAAACTAAGAAGAAGGGTGAAGTACTATTGGAGGGATTACCAAGTTTTTTAGTATAGCGCTGTCTCATGACTCCTTGACAAATTATTATAAACTAAATTTTGCAATGATACAGCATCATAAATGGAGTTTAACTGAGTTGGAGGATATGTTGCCGTGGGAGAGAGAAATATACCTTAATTTATTGTCACAAAACCTCAAAGAAGAGAAAGCGGAGTACGAAAAACAAGAAAGAAAAAACAGGAGATAGTCAAATGGGCGAAGAGGAAATTAAAGCATCAGGTCATCATCCAGCAGATACGAATGGCGATGGTAAGGTTAGTCCTGACGAACAACAGATGTATCTTGAGTTTAAACGTAAGGAACTTGAGGATGCAGACGCAATGCGTGATGCACAACGTACAATGGCATGGTACTCACTTGGCGGTATGTTAATGTATCCTATTATTGTGGTCCTTGCAACAGTTTTCAATATGGATCAAGCAGCAAAGATTCTTGGTGATATGGCGGGTGTGTATTTCATCGCAGTTGCCGGTATCGTCGCAGCGTTCTTTGGCGCGCAGGCACTTAGCAAACCTAAGAAATAAGGAATAAGTCATGGCCGATTTAAAAGATGTTATTGATAAACTAGAAAATGAAGGTACACTCGTTCGTAACAAGGGCGCACATTCTATTAGATCAGTCAAAGAAATTATGCAGGAAAGCCAAGAATCCCCTGCGGAAAGAAAACAAAAATTAGAAGATTCAAGAAACGCAGCAGATAAAACCAATACCCTACTTGAGTCAATAGCTAGCGGCGTCAGTGTTAGTAGTGGCGGTGCGTCTGAAGCAAAAAAATCAGGTAAGTTAGGTGGATTGCTTGGTGGTATAGGTGGTGCATTAGGCGGTCTGGGTATAGGTGTTGGTGCTGCAATGGGTGGACTAGGTGCATTATTTGCTGGTGGTGGTTATCTTCTTAAACAACTTGCAGAATTTGATGGTAAAGCAGTTGTTGCAAACGTAAGAGAACTCTTCAAGATTGCAGACTTAACTACTGGAATTGGTAATGCTTTTTCTCAAGGTGGTCAATTCCTTATATCTATGGTAGGTATTGGTCTTGGACTAGCGGTATTTGGTGCTGGTGCGGCCATTGCCTCGGCAGGGGGTGCATTATCTAAATTTCTTGATCCAAAATGGGCGGAGACTATTGTTAAAAATGTAGTTATATTGTTGGGTATTAGTAAGACAGTTGGTGGTTCAGCGGAACTTCTAAAGAAAGGTGGTGCCTTCTTCTTAGCAATGACAGGTATTGGTCTTGGACTAGCGGTATTTGGTACTGGGGCTGCTGTCGCTGGATTAGCCGGGGCCCTAACTAACTTTATTGATAAAACATGGGCACAGGGTATTGTTGATAATGTTGTAATATTGTTGAGTATCAAAGATAAGTTAGGTGGTAATGCGAACCTTTTAGCATCTGGTGGTGCCTTCTTCTTAGCAATGGCAGGTATTGGTGCTGGACTAGCGGTATTTGGTGTTGGTGCAGCACTTACTGGACTTGCACAATTTATAGTAAAAGATGATTGGGCTACAAGACTTAAAAATAGCGTTGTAACTCTATTGAGTATCAAAGATGCTTTAGGTGGTAATGCGAACCTTTTAGTATCTGGTGGTGCCTTCTTCTTAGCAATGGCAGGTATTGGTGCTGGACTAGCCGCCTTCTCGGCCGGTCAGACAGCTGCTGGATTTACACAATTTATTTCAAAGGAGGATTGGGCACAAAAGATTAAAGATAGTGTCAAAACCCTAATGGGAATAGCTGACCTTAAATTTGGTGATGTTGCGAAGTTCGCCGTATTCATGACAGCTGTTGCTGCTGGTTTGGTTGCGTTTGCAGTAGGTAAAGGTGCTAATGCTATGGGTGATGTTATTGGTAAATTTACAGGTAATTTTGCTGATAACATTGTCAAAGATGTTAACACATTAATGGCAATGATAAATGACCCAAATGTAAATCAAAAAAAGGCTAATGAATTTAGTTCTATAATGGGTACTATTGCAGCGGGTCTTGTTAAGTTTTCCGCCGGTAAATTTATAGGTACTCTTGCTAGTGCAGCTGCAGGCGTTGTGGGTTTCTTGACTGGCGCAAAAAGCCCAATCCAAGAAATTCGAAACATAGCAAAAGAGGCAGATAATATAGAGAAGGGCGCAAATGCTATTGGAAAGGTTTCTGACAATCTAAAAAAAATTGGGTCATTAAAGTTTGATGGTTCAGACATTAACATTAAAGATTTTTCAAAAGACTTACTGGATTCTGTCCCTGCAATTGAAGCAGCCATAATGGGTGGTAAAATTAAGGGTGGAGTATTCAGTAGCGATATTAAATATAAAGGTTTAGCATCGACAGAAATTAAGTGGAGTGATGCTGCAAAAAATATAAGAACTATTCAAGCGGCATTAAAAGTAGACCCAGCAGAGGAGATGGATTCAACCGCCGAGGACATTGCGGGTGCAACAAATAGTATATTCGAAACTTTAAAAAGAAGTATTGATGAATTAACAGCGCAAATTGCCCTAATTCCTGTTGGTGGAAATACTGTAAATGCACCAACCAATGTCAAGAATGAAGGTGACGTTGTTGCAACAGCTCCTGTTGTAAATACAAGGTATGGTGGTGGTTTGTCATCTTCGCAGCAGAACTTTTAAAAAAAGGGGGGAACCGAAGTTCCCCCTCTCTCCTTACTCTTTTGCCAACTTTTCAAAGTAG